CAAAAAAATTCCCCTGCCGTATCATCGACAGGGGTCATTTTTATTTTGCCCGAAGGGGTCAATCTTATTATGCCCGAAGGGGTCAGTCCCGCGTGCCCGAAGGGGTCAAACTCTCGCGCCTTTTCCATACGAGGCTACCGACGCACTTGTCGAAGCCTTAGACCGCGAGGCGTTCCCGTTTTGGATTGAATCGCCCAAGTGCCGCCAGCGCGAAGGGTTGTTAATACGCAGTAAGGAGGAGTTCGATAATTACTACATTATCGGTTCTCATCGCCTTTTCGTTACCCTCGTTCCTATTATCCGCGAGGTTCAAGGCGCAACCGTCGCCCCGGTACTCGGCAAGTATCTCGCTCCGATTCTTTCGGGCGAGGATTCCGATACCTTCACGCTGATGAAGGCGACAGCAGCCCGCGCCGTGGCTTTGCTAACTATGCAGAAGGCGGTGGAACGCCTTCCGGTCGAGGTTATCCCGGAGGGTATCGTACAGGTTCAGCAGTCGCAGCCGGTGAAATCAAGGTTACGCGCCGAGCAATCGGCCCGCGCCTCGGTCGCCGCCTCTCTGGGTGCTGACGCTACCCGCGCACTCGAATACCTTCAGCAACTCGTGGCGCAGCTCGACGCAGACGGCGAGGAGGTAGATACATCAATTACCGGGCCTATCGTCCACAGTAAAGGAATGTCGTTTTAATGGAAACAATTACCACACGAGGCCGCTCCGTCAAAATTCCGACCCATGTCAGCGAATTGACCCCGGCGCAATACGAATATTACGTTTTTCTCGCCTACGCTCTGGGCGCGGGTGTGATTGACGGCGATTATTTCCGGGTTCGCTGGCTCTCCTTCCTGATTGGCCTCGGCAAAGCGGATTACACGTTGTTGAAGGAGCAACACGTCGAGGAACTGAAAGCACAGGCCGGAGCGATTGAAGGTTTTTTCGTGGCTGAAGGCGACCGCGTTCATCTTGATTTCAATACGCCCGTTAACCTCCTGCCTTCATACGGAGGCTATCAAGGCCCCGGCGATTGGCTGGAGGGTGTGACATACGGCGAGTTTGTGGAGTGCCTTACCATAGCCGAGAATCTTCACCAAATGGACGAACAAGAGGTGGCTGAAGGTTACGCTCATATTGCCCGAAGGCTCTACCATATTCCCGACGGCGAGAAAGTGCCCGACCTTCTGGCGTTCCATGCCCCGACGCTCCTCGCCTCCGTCTGGAAGGCAATCCTCGCCGGCCCCGTGGAAATCAACGGAAAGAAAATTGATTTACGGATTATCTTCCGCAGTTCCGGCGGAGGAAAGAAGCCGGACGACAAGACCGGATGGACCGGTATAACCTTCGAGGTCGCTACCGCCGGGCTGTTCGGAAACGTGGCGGAGGTGGAGCGCACCGATATGTGGGCCGTCCTCATTTACCTGTATAAATGCAAGTTTGAATATCTCAACGAGAAACGTAACACCCCAAATAAATAAATCATCATGCAACTTTCAACCACAATCAAGAAAAAAATTAAGGCGTGGGAAGGCTGTCGGCTTACTGCCTACCGTTGCCCTGCCGGAGTTCTCACAATCGGCTACGGCCACACCGGAAAAGATGTCACCCCCGGCAAGAAAATCACACAAGCGGAGGCTGACGCGCTTTTCGATACCGATATTACCAAGTTCGCCGCCACAGTTGCGCCGACCTTTGCCGGGGTGCGGCTCAATGGCAACCAGTTCGACGCGCTTGTTTCGCTGTCTTACAATATCGGTTCGCTCACCGTCAAGGCCCCGACGCTTGTCCGTAAAGTTAAGGCCGACCCCAACGACCCCACTATCCGCGCCGAGTTCATGAAACACGTTAACGCAAGGGTTAACGGTGTACTGAAGCCCCTCCCCGGACTAATGAAACGCCGAGCAGCCGAAGCCGACCACTATTTCGGGAAGATATGATAAATCTCTTACAGTACCGCGAATATTGGGAAGGAGTAGGCCGCCGCGTCGATTCAATAACCGAGGTTCTGCCAGTCACCATAGACGAGCAGATGGGTAAGAAAATTCAGTCGTTACCGGCGAACTCTGTAAATCTTTTCGTTTTTCCTCCTTTGGCTGAATCCGACGCGAAGAATGTCGATAATTTCAAGGAGGTGAACAAATGCGTGGTTTTCGTTATGGCGAAATACGACCCGCAACGCCGCAGCTCCTTCGACGTGCTGGAGCAGACACAGCCGATTATCGACGAGGTAAAAAGTATATTGCTCAACGACCAGAGAGCAGGATGCCCGGTTATGCGTGTCGAGGTTGACAGTATCGACACCGCTCCGGAAACGGAACTTTACGGACGCTTTGCCGGTTGGTCGATAGCCTTCAAAGTAACATCTTACTGATATGGACGACCCCGACCAGATAGCAAAGTATTTCACCGAATACGTTAACCGAGGATTCCGCCGGATATTCGAGGAGCAGCGACGTATAGCCGCCGCCAAGATATACGGAAAACAAGCCTACCGCACCGACGGAACACCCCGGAGCCGTTCGGGGAGGCTGCAACAGGCGTTAGCCTCGCCGACCTTCTCGATAACCGGCTCCGGCTCCGGCATATCGGCAAACGCGCAGTACCCGACATATCTCCGATTCCTCGACATGAAGCGGCTCGGTAATTACCGAATCTATAACCGCCCGGTCTGGGGGATTCTCTATAAAGAAACATTCAACGACATACGGTTTGAGTTCTCGGCGTGGTTACGCAAGAATTTGGCCGATTCTATCCGCGAGAGTTATCAACAGTCATAACAAGTTATCAACAATGAAGAAAGTAAAAATTATTGTGGGCGCAATCCTTCGGGGTGCGCTCCTCGTTGCCCCCGGTGTCGCTTTCGGCTGGTGGGCATGGTACAAAGCAATGGCGTTAATCGCTATCCTCGCAGCCGTCGGTGTCGAAACCCTGTTCCTGTTCGTGTTCTCGTTCATCACCGTGGCCGTCCAGGCCCGCCGCGACCTCCGACGTAAGAAGGCGGAGGAAGCAGAGGCGGACGAGGGAAACGACACCGCAGCACAGTAAACCAATTTTCACTAACTTAAATTTTTGCATTATGTCAGTATGTAAAGACAGTAAGGGGCAGGATAAACTCCTGCACATTTTTGTGGTGTTCTGTATCGCCGCACTCATCGGCGCACTCATCGCCCACATTCCGCCACATAAGGAGTGGGTGGCCGCTCTTGTCGCTTTTACCGTAGCCCTCGCCGTCGGTATCTGGAAAGAGTTCCGCGACCGTCGCCAGAAGGGAAACCACTTTTGTGTCTGGGACATCGTGGCCGACATCATCGGCGCGGTTCTCGGTAGTGGTGTCGCATGGCTTGCGGCTCATTTCATCACGCGCACCCTCTAAAGGGTGAACCCTTCCAACTCGTTGCGCACCTCGCCCGAAATCGTGGCGAGGTGTTTTATGTTTTATAACATATACTTTTTTATTTGAATATGTCGCCTAAATCAAATAATTTGCTTAACTTTGTGGAAACGAAAATAATATACAGTTATGGGCGGTATAGGCAGCGGCGGAGCACGAGAAGGCGCAGGGCGTAAAACAGTGGACGGAGAGCCGAGGACTAAAATCTCGGTCACTTTGCCCACATGGTTGTTAAACCTCATACGCGACGAAGCAGACCGCCGGAAGGTTTCGACCTCTCAACTTATTACCGAATTTTTAACGAAAGGGCTTGAACGATGAAACGGATACTGAAATATATATTACTTGCTATCGTGGTAGTTGTATGGTATGGAGTATTCTATCGTATCGACCCCACAACTCCAATACAGGCGTTTTTTGCGGCACTGTTTTTAAGTGCTGTAAGTGTAATGATATATTTGGCTATTGCTGAAATAGTCAGACGCTATAAATCCGGTGAGCAGATATGGACGTGGCAAGAAGAAAAGCCGCGAAAACTACCGTTATGGTATAGGATATTATCGAAGATTTTCCGTTAATTAGGTGTCCTTCATAGACTAACCCGAAGGGGGTAATTTTGCCGCAAACAAGATTACCCCCTTTGTCATGGCGAAATTAAATAACGATAAAATCGCGGTCGAACTCGACCTTAAAGCACAGAAGGCACAAGAGGAGATCCACCGACTTACCAAAGCGACAAAAGAACTACGCGACCAAAACAGCCAACACCGTAAGGAGATTTCGCGCCTTGCCGCTACTGAAGGTGACTACTCGGCGGAAATTAAAAGGCTTAACGAGCTGATTCGATCCAACAAGCGAGATATTGAAGCCAATAACCGTGCAATGGAGAAAGCACGGAAAGAGATCGACATTTCAAGAATGTCGGCCGCTGATCTTGGAAAAGAATTAAAGCGACTGAAGGGCGAACTGAACAAGACTTCAAAAGCCCTATACCCGGAAAGATATAGAGAGTTGGAGAATGAGATCCGGCGAGTTGAAAAGGCTCACGCCGAAGCAACCCGTTCGACACGCGGTTTTCTGGCGTCGCTCCTGTCGCTCGATAAGATAGCCACCTCGATAAAGGGCTTTTTCATGGGCCTGGGTATGGTGATAATGACGCAAGTTATCGGGGCGTTCAAGCAACTGACAAACATTATTCAGGATTTCGAACGGGCTAACTCCAAACTTGCCTCCGTACTGGGTACGACTATCGACGGAGTTTCACGTCTGACCGATCAAGCGAAATATTTAGGGCGCACCACTACCGCCACCGCCTCGCAAGTTACCGGCCTTCAGACCGAACTTGCAAAACTCGGATTCACGCAGGACGTTATCGAGAAACTGACCCCCTCGGTTCTGAAATTCGCGAAGGCTGTCGATACTGACCTATCGAGCGCGGCAGCGTTCGCCGGTGCCGCCATGCGTATGTTTAACAAGGACGCAGACCAAGCCGAAGCGGTGATGGCCTCTTTTGCCGTTGCCACAACTAAAAGCGCACTTGATTTTCATAAGTTGGAGGCTTCGCTGTCAACTGTTGGCCCGGTTGCCAATGCGTTCGGGTTCTCCCTCGAAGAAACGACCGCACTCCTCGGCCAACTCTCAAACGCCGGATTCGACGCAAGCAGTGCAGCCACTGCAACCCGTAATATCCTCCTGAATCTGGCAGACGCTAACGGCGACCTCGCGAAAGCCCTCGGTGGCCCGGTGACTAACCTCGACGAACTGGTTAACGGGCTGAACAAACTTAACGCGGAAGGTGTGGACCTCGCGAAAGCCCTCGAACTGACCGACAAGCGAAGCGTGGCCGCGTTCTCGACTTTCCTTAACGGTTCTGATTCAATTCTCGCGCTCCGTGATTCGATAACCGATTGTACCGGTGATTTCCAACAAATGGCCGCGACAATGGCCGACAACGCAGCCGGTTCGTTCGCCGGATTCCAGTCAGCAGTGGAGGGCTTAATTTTGAAATTCTTTGATTTCCGCGAAGCCCTGAAAACTCTCTACGAGTGGGGTACGGCCGTAGTTAACTGGTTAGGTACGTTTATCGATGCACTGACACCCGTCGGAACGGCGTTCGGTTTTGTCGTTAAAGCCGTTGGAGGATTGATTTCCGTACTCGGTTCGGCGATTGGTTGGTTTACAAATCTATTCACACAAACAAAATTAGGAATCGCGGTTATTAACGCGCTGGTAGCCGCTTTCGTGGTGTATAAACTTTCGGTAATCGCCACCTCCGCAGCCGTAAAAAGGTTTATCACCGATATTGTAGCGAAAAAGGTAGCGATGATTTCCGAAATATCCGTTACCAAACTCGCAACCGCAGCCACCCACGCCTTCAACACCGCGTTAAAGTCGAATCCTATCGGTTTGGTTTTGGCTGGTATCGCGTTACTTGTTACGGGTATCATGTCGTTTATAGACGCTTCAAAGAAGGCTACGACCGAAACCTCCTATCTTACCGAGGCTACAAATAAGTATCGGGAGGCCGTGACAAAGGCCAACGCGCAAGCGCAAATGGAACGCGACCGCCTTATGGAGTTGCGGCGTGTCGCTATGGACGAACTCGAAACGAAGGAACACCGTATAAAGGCAATAAATGAACTGAATCGAATAATTCCGGGCTACAAGGCTCAACTTGATTCTGAAACTGGGGCTTATCGGGAGAATAAAAAAGCCCTCGACGATTATATTTTGTCGCTTGAAAAGAAATTAAGAATCGAAGCCGCAAAAGGCCAATATCAAGAGTTATTAAAAGCCGACGCAGACGCACAGCAGGAAGCCTACGAAAAGTGGAAACAGCAGCGTATGCGATTAGCGATTTTGCAAGCCGGCAAGGCTAAACGCGACCAAGATTTAATGAGGGCGAACGACCCTTACGGCATATTAAGGAGCGAAAATGCCGAAATGCTGAAACTGCAACAAGAATTATCCGGCTCGTTTACTGACTGGTATAAACAGCAACGCACCGAACAAACCCGCGCTCTTGAAGAATTTCAGGAATATCTTCACGAAATTAGCCTTACTTTCGACGACCTCGCCGACCCTGAACCGGAGGTGGACCCGTTCAAACCCCTGAACGATTCAGCAAAGGAGGCCGTTACCAGAATTAAAGAAATTAACGCAGAGTTAAAACGCCTCCGAAAAATTGACCCGGAGAGTGATGAAGAACTCGACCGTATTCAGAAACGTATCAAACTCCTTCAGGAAGAAAAAAAGGAACTCCTCGGAAAAAATAAGATAAAGAGAGAGCCGGGTACTTACGGCGCGGATTCTCTCGACGAGGTTACAAATCCTATTTCCGACGCTCATCAACGCCGACTACTGGAAATAAATAAACAAAATCTTACTCAATCGGAGCAGACGATCGCGAAGAGCCGGGAGTTAATTCGGTATGGCCGCGAACTTTCGGCTGCCCTCGAAACGCTCCGAGAAAAAACAGACAGCACCCACACGAAAACCCTCGACGCAATCAACGCCGCCCAGACCCAAATCGAACAACAGACGGCGGCAGCTCAAAAGGAAATCGACAAGGCTATCATAAAGCAAAATGATGAATATTATAAAAATCGACTGACCGCAGTAAAACGATTCTACTCGGAACAGGAGTTTATAATAAAAGAATCTCAGGCAAAAGGCGAAATCTCACAAGAGGCCGCAAGTTTATACAGCCTTAATTTGCAGCGTCAGAGCCACGCCGACCAACTCGCCGAAATGCAACGGTATTACGACGAGTTGGAGGACGATTATAGCATGGACGCGGAAACGTGGCAGCGTACCCGTGAACAGTTGGAGGCAAAGATGCGCGAAATGAATAGCAATTTACTCACTGATACGGGTAAACTTGTCGAGCAAATCCGCCAACTCTCTACCGATACCACCAGCGCAGAAGGGATAAAAAACGCCTTCGACCTTCAGCGTCAAGGTATCGAACAGACATACGCCGCAGCGGTGAAAGTTGTCGGAGAAGGTACAGAGCAAGCGGTAGCACTCGAAACGGAGAAACAACGCCGTATCGCCGCCCTTAATTACCAGTATCAAGAGCAGATGTGGCAGCTTCAGGAACTTGTCGGGCTATCATGGGCCGACGAGTACGAACGCGAACTCGCCCAACTCGAAAATTACCACCGTCAGGGCCTTATCTCAACTAAGGACTACGAAAAGAAAAAATTACAGTTAGGCGTTACCAACGCTAAAAAGTATTTCGATTATTACGCCAATCTTTCCGGCTCGATGTTCTCGGCCATACAAGATGCTGAAATCGCGCAGAGTGACGCGAAATATGATGTCTTGATACAACAGGCAAAGAATAACGGAGAGGACACTGCAGCCCTCGAAGAAGAAAAGGAAAACAAGAAACTCGAAATACAAAAGAAATACGCCGATGTTGATTTTGCGATTAAAATCTCCACGATTATAGGAAATACCGCCGTCGCCATAATGCAGGCTTTCGCGCAGCTCGGCCCGATTGGTGGAGCTATAGCCGCCGCCATGTTGACTGCTACCGGCGTGGCCCAAGTAGTGAGCGCAAAAGCCGAACGCGACAAAATCAAGAATATGCAGCCGAGCAATACCGCCGGCAGCTCCGGCACCGTTGCCGCTCCGGCCAAGGCTGAACGAGTGCTATCCGGCTACTCTGACGGCGGATATACAGGCGACGGTGACCGCTACGAGGTTGCGGGTGTCGTTCATCGCGGCGAGTACGTCGTGCCGAAGCCTATTATGGACAACCCTCGCGTAGTTGACGCGGTGGGTACAATCGAGGCGATACGCCGTAATAAAATCCTCGGTTCAGGTATGGCCGCCGCTCCTTCCGCCGGTTACGCCGACGGAGGTTATACCGTCCCGGCTCCCTCGTTGAGCATGGAGGAATTTACAAAGGCCGTTCAGGAGTTCCGGGCTGCAACAAAGGCAATCCGGGCATATATCGTTTACAAGGACATAGAGGACGCGAAGGAAACGATGGACCGCGCCCGCGCTCCGTTCACCAGAAACAAAAAGTAATTACCGCTATGATAAAAATACTTATCAAAGGGGAAGCTCTCGACCTCCCCGAAGGTTTCAGCATGGCCGTTGAAGATACCAACCCGATATTTAACGACCAAGGCAGCCAATCAATACCGGCCACCGTTCCACCGACGAGGCGTAACAACCGACTGACCGGCCACGTTGTCCGAGTTGACAACGCCGAGAATCCGAACGAGCCGGAGCGGACTTGTATCATAGAGAACGGCGCGTACCAACGTCGCGGCACACTGAATTACACAAGCGCAAACAGCCGCGACGGTATAACCTTTAACGTCGGGTTCGACAACTCCACGGCCTACGAAAAATGGAAAAATAAGAAACTGACCGAACTTTCGACACTCCCCATGTGGCGACACTCATCGCTTGCCGTCCTGATGTCGGAACTTAACGAGATATATCACAACGCTGACCCGAAAACCAACCCTTTGGCGGTTTTCCCTATTGTTACCGCTATCGACAAAGAAGGATGGCTCGAAACATATTCTATTATCGACCCCGAAAAGGTCGAAATATTGAATATGTGGACGCGCACCGCAATGCAATACAAAGCGTTAAGAAGCGTCGATAAGGTGACAAGGACAATCAACGGAACAGTTACGGAGGTTTCAGTTCCGGAAAACTACGGGTTCACGCCATTTGTAAGGGTGTGGCGTGTTCTGGAGTTGATATTTTCCGATTTAGGTATGTCAATCGCTGCGAATCCGTTCAAGACTGATAACGACCTCGCCCGGCTTGTCGTGCTGAATAATTGCGCTGATTCCTGTTGTCAGAAAGATGTTAATTATATCGACCTCATGCCGGACGTGACGGTCGAGGCGTTCATGGCCGCCCTCTGGGCGCGTTTCGGCCTCGTCTATCATGTCGATTTCAGCACTTGCCGCGTAACTATGGCCTTTATCGGCGACATAATCAACAAACCGGCTCAAAAGGATTTAAGTAATATAATATCCGAGCCGCCCGTGGTGAACTACGACAAGGGGAAATATATCAAGTTATCCGCCTCCACCTCGATAGATTGCGCCGAGCCGGAAACGGAGAGATTCGAGGACTTTTTTAAGAATTTCGATTCCTCTCAAATCGGTGATTCAGTTGTCGAAAATGAAAATATAAGTTTTACTTTTAACCGAAAAACGGCGGTATGGTCGAGATATGATAAAGTAAACAGGAAATCGAAGGAAGGTTCTACCAGCTTTTTTAATTGGGACCCGAAAACGCCCGGAGTAGAGGCTGAAGAAATCACATCGGACGACGAATTTGTGCCGCTGGCTCATGTCCAGATACGAAAACCCGCTTACGGAACTTACGGCGATTTTGCCGACGACGTACCTTTTTATCTGAAGGGTATGCGTCACAACCACAGTTATATTAAAGGTTCTGACGGACCGGAGGGTGGAGATACGCCGCTGGCGTTTATGTTCGCTTTTACCGGAATTGAAACGAGCTACGACAGTACAGAAGGCCGGTTCGCGTCAGTGACAGGCGACACGTTCAAGGACGGAAAGCAGCACACAACCTCCCTACTGTTTCAGTATAAAGGCGGCCTGTTCGATAAGTATTGGCGGCAGTATGATGAAATTTTGAGGCATGGAGCGCGAACGATTGAAATTAAAGGCCGCCTAAAGCTGCAAGAGATTCAGCAGCTCGATATGTTCCGCCCGGTAATGTTCAAGGGTGTGCGCTGCCTGATTGATACCGTTAACTATTCTTTGCCCGGTGGTAAAGAGATTGCCGTGGAAATCAAGTTACGGACAATTCAAACGCAAGGAACGTACAACATCGCCACTGAACAGAATATACCGAATTTTACTTTGTTAGATACCGACTATTACTGGAAATACGTTTCGGACACCCTTCAGACGGTTTATAACTCAACCGAGAGCAAAAACGCCGCAATCAAGGCGTGGAAAAATGCTAACCCGGACTATCAAGCACCAAATATTTACACATGGCCCGGCCTTGCCATGCCTGTAACTGTGCAGAAAACCGGCTTAACGTGGGAATCCGACCCGTACAACGCGGACGGTACTTGTAATATGGAGGGAGCGACCAGAACGCGCCAGTACCAGGCCCGCGCCACCTACGAAATATGGGAACTGTACGACGTTTCAGAAGGCGACCCGGACCATTACGAAACGGAGCCGGGCGAAATCCCGTTAGGACAAATCACTATTACAATCACCTATACCGTAACGCTCGTAAGTGCGCATCGTTAGTCCTTTGCCCTCCGTGGCAATTCAATGAAATTTGCAATCATGGAAGCCAATAACATAACAGCAGCCCCACAAGCGGCAGACGTTAACGCCCTCTACGAAGTGTGGCGTGAAACGAATGTGGGGAATAAGGAACAGTTTTACAAGTTCCTGACAACACCCAGTACCGAGCGCGACGAGTTTATTAACGCTCACCCCGTTGAAATCTCCTTCACCGGTTCTATACTCATGGTTACGGCCAAACCTTAAACCCGCTTACAATGGATTCAAATGTAAAAAAGGGTATCGCCTTTTCAAAAAATCCGATATTGCTACGCAGCAGCTTGACGGTTGACGACTACAATCCTATTACCGGGATTCCGTTCACCGTCTATGCCAGCGGCATGAACCAACGCTATGTGGGTCGTTATAACCAGCCCTTTAGCGTCAATATCTCCGAGATTGTGGACGCATACGCCTACACTATCGGCGAACCGATAATGTCGTACCACATAAACGGAGTTCGTGAGGTCGAGGACAACGGCACGATTTCCGAACGCAAAATTTACGTTGATATTACCGAGGATAATCTGGACGAATGGGAGTGCCTTATTATCGCCGGAGGCGTTTCGCGTCAGAATTACCGACGTTATGCCAGAATGAAAACCGACGCTTTCGAGGCCCGTTTTCTCAACAACGCCAATAACTTTTTTATGACAACCCGAACCGCAGGGTGGCGCATAGTGATGAAGGAAACGGAACTTTATCCGCTCTATTTCATAAGTCTGGAGAGATTTCTGTATATGACCGTTGTAGAACGAACGACGGGCAAAACTCTAATACAAGACGGGAATTTCGACAACGGTATTTTTGCGCTTGATATTGACGCGCTACGAAAACAGTTTTTCGATGAATACGGAGTTTTGTCGAATAGTTTCGACATATACAAGGGCGACCCCTCGCAATACTCTTGTAGCATAGTAATTGAGCGGAGCGACCCGGCACGGGAACGCTACCGCCTGAAATTCCGCAATTCTCTCGGTGTATTCGAGATTATCGAACTCGCCGGAGAACTTACCATTACACCCGATTACGCCGCAGCCGATGAAGCAAGATTCAGCAGATACGACGCTGAAACCGACGATTTCACCGCCGACCGCGAACGTATCACACGCCCCCAATCGCTAACAATCGAAACCGGAGTTATGCGGGCTGATACCGTCCGTTTCCTCATGGATATGATAGGCAGCGAGGAGGTTTATTTGCTCGACCTCTCGGAACTCCCGGTTAAAGTTATACCCTCTATCGAGGAACTCAAATACAAGCCGCGTCCGGAAACGCCCCAAAAATTCACCGTCAAGCTGCAAATGGCAGAAGATGAAACCAACATCATGCAAGACATTATCGACGGAACGGAAGGCCGCAAACCGCGAGTATTCTCGAAGCAGTTCAGCAAACAATTTAATTAACTCATTATCACAATGGCAGACACGACACAACAGTTTATTGATAACCTTATAACGGTTATCTGGAACGCCGAGGACCCCGAAAGCGTTACAAACGAGATGGTCGCCCGTGTGTTCGATTTTCTCAATAAGGGATATAAAGACCTTTTGACGAATAACTCGGCGGTAGCAACCGAGAAAGCCGAACGACAGGCAGCCGACGCGGCTCTGCAACGCACTATCGACACGCTTCAGCTCGCTCTCCAAACGGTGACGCGAACAGCTTCAGACGCGCAGACGGCCGCAGCCACTAACCGAACGGCAATTAACAACCTTCTCGGCAAGAACGCATCGACGGCAATCGAGAATTTTAACGAAATTATCACCTTCCTAAATGGTGTGAAGGATTCGGACACCCTTGTGGCGTTGCTCTCGGCTATTGACGAGCGTATCACCGAAAACGCCAAGAAAATACGCGAACAAGGCTATTCGATTAGTGACCTCCAATATAAAACCGAACTCCTCGAAGCCGGTTTCAAGGTTGAAGATAACGGCTACGATCTGAACGCGCTCACCGAAGCGGGATTCTATTTTCTGGAAGGCCCGACCGATGAAATTCTTATTGTTTACCGTTATGCCGGTCCGAACGCCGTAGGAAAACCGACAACGTACCACTTTGTTCAATATCTGTTTACCGCCGGAGGCTTGAAATTCCGCAACGGTAAAGCCGCAGACTTGACAGCGGAGGCAGATTGGGAGGATTGGCAGGGCGTGGGCCAAAAGGGAGCGGGTAATCTTATTAACGTGACGGAACTCGTTCCGCCCGAAAATGGATTCTACGACCTTCAGGCCGCTATCGAGGCAGTTCCGGCCACTCACCGCGCTCTCGGTCGCTGGATAACCTACCGCCTCGGCACGGGCGACTGGGAAACGAAGCAGTTCAAAGGCTCGACGCTCACCCAGTGGGAAAAGGCGGAAAGCTGGGAGGACACCGGCGGAAAGGGTACAATTACCGGGATTAAACTCAACAACATCCCCGTAAATCCAGACGCTGAAGGTATCGTAAATATCACCGTTGACGAGGTGGAGGTGGACGAAACTCTAAACGACAAGTCAACCAACCCGGTACAAAACAACGTAGTAACGCAAGCAATTACCGACCTTCAGGGTAAAACAGTCGCCGACCTTGACGCTACGATGAACGACGAGGGAACGGAGATTCACCTCGCAATCATCAACGACCAGCGTCAAGAGATTGCCGGGTGTGATATTCCCGTAAGTACAGGCGGAAGCGGTGAAACCGGGGCTACCGCTAAAATCATACTTTCCGCCTCGGTTGATAACGATACAATCCGCGAGGGTAGCCCCGTGAAACTCCTTTACCGATACGACCACCAGTATCTCGGAGGCGACCAAGGCGGAGAATCGACCGGCCAACGCGCCGACATCGAAATTACTGTCAAGAATGGCGCGGTTACTACTTTTACGACCACTCTCAACGACGTGGCCGCAGGTGATTACGAACTCGACATAACAAGTTACGTCCGAAGCGGAACAACCGACATCACGGTCAAAGCCTCGGTAATCGACCCGGAAACAGGAGCCACGCGCACCCGTCAGGCTACCGCCCGCGTCAAGGCTATGACGCTGACCCTTTCGAGTGCCTACTCGTTGGCGAACTCTATCGCCGGAGGCGGTTACGGCCCATACGATACCGTTGCGATTCCTTTCACTGTGTCGGGTTCCGGCCGCAAGACCATAACCCTATATCTCGACGGAGAGGCATACGACACGAAGGAGGTAACGAAATCCGGCAAAACGAACGGCAGCTTTACCGTTCCGTTGTCGGGGCTTACTGTCGGACGGCACAACGTTCAGATGGTCGCCGAACTCGAAGCCTCGGACACTCTTACTCTCCGTTCGGAATCTATTTTTATCGACCTTCTGAAGAAACCGGCTACCGGCTACGCTCCGGCTCCGTTTATCGGTGCGATGATTATCTTCTCCGACGGACGGATTTTCGAGAATAACGATTACCTTACTCCAACGCTGGAAATCGGTCAGTTTGAACGCCTCGATTTTGATTTTGTGGTGTTCGACCCTGATACCACTCCGGCAAGCATGGACGTATATCACGACGGAGTGGTTACGCAGTCTATCACAGCACCGCGCACCGTTCAGCGGTACACTAACCGTTTCACCGCTCCCGGAACGGAGGCGATGAAATTCAAAACAGGCGAAACCGATTACCTCTTTAATATCGAGGTCGTAGAATCCGACATTGATTTAATAGAGGTTACGGATTCCCTTCGCGTAAGGTTGTCCGCAGCCGGACGCAGTAACGCCGAGGGGAATCCGGGCGTTTGGGAATTTGAAGGTATAACGACCGATTTCCACGGTTTCGACTGGAGCAACAATGGATGGACGGGCGACGCGCTTTTACTTACAAACGGTGCAAGTATCACAATTAACGACACCCCGTTTGCAAAAGACGCGACCGCGACAGGCTTCACCGTGGAGGCGGAACTGATGTGTTCCAACGTATCAGACCGTAACGGCGTTGTTATGTCGTGTTTCGCCGACGGCGTGGGTCTTGAAATGACTACCGAACAGGCTCGTATGGTTGTTTCAGGCGGTCAGGAACTTGAAACGAAATTCGCCCCGGATATTCCGATTAAAATAGCGTTCGTGGTTGAGAGCAAAAACGAAAACCGCCTTTTACATCTGTATGTTAACGGTATTCGCGACCGCTCACTCCAGTACCAGGCCGCCGCCTCGCTCATGCAGATAAACCCGGCTAAAATTACCGTAAGTTCTGACGCGGCAGACGTGGAACTCCGTAACGTGCGCATATACGACCGCGCCCTCTCTGATGATGAAATGTTGTCTAACTTTATGGTTGACCGCTCGACGGCTGACGAAATGGTTATACTGTTCCAGAAAAACGACATTCTCAACGACGAGGACGCGGTAGACATCGACAAACTCCGCGCACAGGGTAAAGGCTGTATGCGCATTGTCGGCGATGTTGACCTTGTTAACCAGACGAATAACAAGAAATTCGAGGTTACGGTTGATATATACTTTTATTCGCCCTACGGCAAGGAATACGATTTCGTTGCCCGTAATGTAGGTTTGCGAATACAGGGTACCAGTTCGACGACATACCCGCGTAAAAACTACCGTATCTATTTACTCCGAGAGCAATACGGTTGCACTCTGGAGGTTAACGGAGTTCCGGTTCCGGATATGACTTACAGTTTCAAGCCGGGGGCGCGTCCTGTATCAATCTTCTGTCTGAAGGCGGATTTTTCGGATTCGTCGAGTACGCACAACACCGGCGGCGTTCGTATAGTTAACGATATTTTCCGCCGCTGTGGCTGGCTCACACCCCCGCAAGCTGCCTATAAAGGTGACTACGATGTGCGCGTGGGCGTTGACGGTTTCCCGATAAACCTTTTCTACGACAACAACGGCGAGGGAGTGGCGAAATTCCTCGGTAAATACAATTTCAACAACGAGAAATCGGAATCGCACCAAGTTTACGGGTTCGAGGGTATCGAAGGTTTCAACGATGAAGCAGCCCTCGGCGGTGAACGTAATCGCTGTATCTGTGTCGAGTTCCTGAACAACTCGGCGGCTCTCTGTCTGTTCGGCACGGCTGACATGACGAATTTCGATGATGAATTGGAGTTCAGATTTAAGGCCGACACCAAATGGGCAGACGCTCACGAGGACGACAAAGCGGCAGTTATACGCTTATGGTCGTGGATTCAGAGTTGTAAGGGCAATCCGTCGAAATTCCTCCGCGAATATACGCAGTATTTCGCCAATGAAGCCCCGTTCGCATGGTACGCTCTGACGAACTATTTCATGGCGGTGGATAACCGCGCGAAAAACATGATGTTCGCAACGTGGGATGGCCTTATATGGTACATTTTGCCCTATGATATGGATACGCTTTTCGGCGAACGAAACGATTCGTACCTGAAATTCGATTACATGATTGATTTCGATACCGTGGACGAGAGCCAAGGCGCGTACTGTTTCGCCGGACATGATTCGGTACTCTGGGAACTCGTTCGCGGTTGCCCTGAAAAACTCGCCGAGGTTGCCCGTTCTATCCGTTCGGTGATGTCAACCGAGTACGTTCTGGACGTGTTCAACAACCAATTTATGGGCGAATGGTGCGAACGTATCTACAATAAGGACGGAGAATATAAATATATTCTTCCGCTCATCGAAGAAGGGCGCGACTATCTCTACGCCCTTCAGGGTTCGCGTTACGCTCATCGTACCTATACAATCGTTAACCGCTTCAACCTTCTGGATTCGGAGTATTGCGCCGGCACATACCGCGACGACGCGTTCCCGGTGTATTTCTCGTATAATTTTGCGGCCAATCCTCGCAGCATGAAGATAACGGCGGCGGAAAGATTTTGTTTCGGCTACGGCTACACCAACGGCGACCCCACCGTTTCCGGCCTCCGGGCAAATGGCCAAGGTGATGAAATAACTCTTACCTTCAAACAAAATCTTATCATCAACGACCCGCAGAATATTTACGGGGCCTCTCGTATTCAGTCGCTCAACCTTACGGACATAAGTCACGCTATTGTCGGAACGCTTAACCTTAACAAGTGTATTCGCCTCCGCAATCTTGACGCTTCTTGCTCGACCGGTCAGAAGGCACTCACCGGCCTGATTCTCGAAAATTGCCGGAATCTCCGTTCTCTTGATGTCAACGGACTGAACGGCCTTACCTCTCTGAATCTGGCCGAGAACCGTAAACTCGAAACGCTCGACGCGGCAGATACGCAGCTTACAAACGTGATTTTCGCACAGGGCGGAACGATGTCAACGGCAAAGTTACCGGCCTCGCTCCAGACGCTCGAATTACGATACCTTCAGAACCTCGCGCCCGACGCGCTCACCTTCTCAGGAACTCCGGCGGTTACTCGCCTTGTCGTTGATAACTGTCCGCTGATAGACTGGCAGACCCTTCTCAACCGTTGCCCCTCTACGACCTACCTCCGTGTTACGGGCATAGACGAGAGCGGACGCGGTGAACTCCTTCGCAAGTTCCTGACGATGAAGGGTGTCGATGAAAACGGTAACAACGTGACGACTTGCCGCCTCGTAGGTACTTACCAACTCACGAAATACCTCGAAGAATCGGAGTTCAACGAGTTGCAGGCCCATTTCCCCGAACTGAATATAAAGCAGCCGGAATGGACGGTTATCAAGTACGATGAAACGGTTTCAGATTCAAAAAATATCTCAAACCTCGATAACGAAACAGGCTACGACTACGACAACACTTTCAAACCGTCGGCGCACGTCGCCGCTATCATGGCGAAGCGTCACCGCGTAATGGCTAAATATGTAGCGTCCGGCAAAATGCTCGTTTGTCCGCTTGACGATACCGATAGCCGCCGTTATCATGACGGCACGGAGGCCAATACACAAGGTTTCAATCACCCGACGAAGGCCGACGAAGGCGATTTCATGATGTACGAGCCTGACCGTTGGTGCAAGGGTATCGACGATTTTATTAACCGTTGCCATTATCACTGTTTCAGCTCTCTGAAGGCTGTAACGCAGCCGGAGGGTCGTAAACTTTACCCGGAAGATATGGAGCTGCACGACCGCGCAGCTTGCCGAGTGGCTACCACTTACACCACCTTTGACGACTGCCTCGCGGTTTACGATGATTACCGCGTATATGTCGCCCCGGTGAAGGGTTACAAGCAAGCACGATGGCCGGCCGTGAACTCATCGGTTTACGGCGCGGTATTCCTCGACGCAGACAACAACGTGGTGGGTCGTGCCGCCGCCAATAGCGGACGAATGACCGAAGGCTCTTACCTGTTTACCTCCGTTCCGGCCAACGCTGAAAAAATTGCTTTTACTTGCCGCGCCGACGCTCCTTTCTCCTTCGTATGGCTTACCACGTCGCCGGAGATTCACGCTATCGAGCCGGACGCATGGCGAACCGGCCAATGGCTTGCCGGTGTCGTGAAAGCCTATTACGGTAATTTGCAGATTCGCAGTATTACGGGCGTTTCGGCGACCGTCAGCGTGTCACAATCGCAGTTCGTTGATTACTGCCGCAGACGTGGCGAGGGATTCACCCCGATAACCTACCCAATGCACCGCGATATCGCTTGTTTGTTCTGGGCCAACTATGGCGACCGTGACAGTTCAAGCGTGTGCGGATATGGCTCCGGCTCAAATACTACCGTTCAAGGCTTGACTGCCTTCCTCGGCATGAAGGACACCATAGCAAACCCGGCTAATGCTATCGGAGCGGCCGGAGGCTGGTATTACGACGATACGCAGACGTTACGAAATGCGACATCTATCAACGCCATAGGTTACGAAAATCTTTGGGGCAATGTCGCAGAATGGATGGGCGGAGTTACCTCCGATTACTATGTTTGGAAATTCACCGAATACGGAACCGGTGAAGAAAGAACCGTCAAGAGTGGAACAATCTCCGATTCATGGATTACCGAATTACATAACGGTCGTTTCATGGACGTGGTGCCGGTGTTGCTCAACGCCACAGAAACAACCCACTACGGCGATAAATTCTGGTGTTCCAACTCGTCGGCCCGTGTGGTGTACCGCTCCAGCTACAACGCCAACTCGAGCGCCGGTGTTTCGTTCACGAGCGCGAGCCACGATTCATCGAACACGAACGCGTGGTTCGGGTCGCGCCTTGCCTTCATCGGAGAAATCGAATATACGTTAAACGTCGCGGCCTTCTTGGAGGCCGAGGCCATAGCCTAACCGAATAAACTTGAACGTATGATGTTAAACGATACACGAGGGCGCAGCCCTCCCACCGCAGAGCAGCCCCCGAAATGGTAGATTTCCCCAATCGTCGTCGGCCCGTGTGGTGTACCGCTCCAACAACAACGCCAACTCGAACGCCGGTGTTTCGTACACGAACGCGAACAACGATTCATCGAACACGAACGCGTGGAACGGGTCGCGCCTTGCACTCAAAGCGTTAATTTGCCAAAATCGAAAATATATAGCCCTCCGACATCGGCGACGTGTCGCCACCGTCGAGGCAGGGGAGAGAGCCACGGCACAGCCGCCCACAGGACGGAACGCCGAAACATCACGCGCAGGGGTGGAGTTTAGTAGGGTCAGTAATGGCAGCCGAATAACTTAGGCCCCGGAAAAATGAAGGCAAAACAAACAACATGAAACGTATAAAGGATTCCGAAATAATTCCGCTGATTGTCGCCTCGTCCAATATCCGGGAATCAATCGACGCCGTACTCCGAGGAACTGCCCGAAAGCAGTCTAAACAGGGGCGCGAGATTCTTGCGCATATCGACGGGATAGAGGCATGGCTGGCCGCTGAAATATCGGCGGGCGTGTTTCGACTTACCTCCTACGGAGAGGAGATAATTACCGAAGGAGGGAAGAAACGACGGATTCAATTCCTTTACTCGTATTATGAAAAAATGGGTATTCATGCAATAATGAATATCGTCGAGGAACTGACGTTCAAAAAGTTGATACGAACCACCGGGGCATCGCTGAAAAACCGGGGTACGCACGACCTTCTGAAGCTGATACGCCGCGACCTCGAATTATACCCCGATGAAATACAATATGTTTACGAGGACGATATTACGAAATTCTACGAAAGCATATTGCAGGACATCATGATGGACACGTTACGCCGCATATTCAAAGGGCCGATAATTCTCACCCTTCTGGAACGGTTTGTGCGTTTCCTTATCCGTGGGCTGTCTATCGGATTGCGCAGCTCACAACATTTCGGCAATCTTCTTTTGTCGGTATGGCTCGACCACCACGTTAAAGACGAACACCGTTTCAAGTTTTATTATCGTTATTGCGACGATAAGAGGGCGTTCGGTCCCGACAAACCGACGCTTTGGAAATTGAGCGGTATCGTTCACGAACAGGTCGAGGGCATAGGGCTGAAGGTAAAAGCGAATGAACGTATTTACCCGGTTTCACAGGGTATCGACTTTATCGGATATGACATTTACAAGGATTATACTCGTATTCGGAAGCGCAACAAGAAGAAGGCAGCCCGTCGCCTCCACAAAATCAAAAGCAAACGCCGACGCGCTGAAATACTCGCGTCGTTTTACTCGCTCTGCAAACACGCAGACGCTAAACATCTATTTTACAAAATAACAGGCTTAAAAATGGCTGATTACTCAAATCTTAAATCGTTGGCCGACCTCGGTATCTCGACATCGCCGGGAGTGCGTCGGAACGGTCAGAAAAATTTTACTTGCCGCGAGGTCACTCTTAACGCGCTCGTAGGCTCGACGCTTTGTATTCTGGATTTCCAAACAGGCGTTTCGACAAAGTGGTCGCGTAGAGAACACAAGGAAGCGGTGGCCAACGGTGACACGGAGGCAAAGGAGAAAACGAAATATCTCGTTTGCGCCCGTCTTATCGTCCCGAACCGGGCGCAGCTTGCGGCCTGTAACTTACCCCTGAAGAAAGGCGACGTGGTTAAATTCTTTACCGGCTATCCTGATATGTGCGATATATGCGACGCGCTGAAAGATAAGGAACTACTGGGCGAGAATAAGGTGACTATGGCACGTAACGCACAGGGTAATTTTACCGAATATCTTTTCACTTAACAATATATCGACATGAAAACGAGAGAAATATCATGTTCCGAGGTGCTTGCACCTATCGAGTGCATAAACCCACGCCGCGACCGCTGGGCGGTGCGCTGGAATCACCACCGCGACGAGGAGCGCGGATGGCTGGCCGTTGAAATGATTACCGACGGCCGTCCGACTGTTGACGAGATAC